AGCCGGTTGATGAAATCACTTCGCCGAAAAAAGAAACAAAAAACGATGATTTAGAAGTGTTAAATTATTTATTAAATTCCTTAAAAAACTAAAAAATGGAAGAAAATATAAAAAATCAATTGGACCAATTTAATAGCGCCATTGATTCAAAAATCGAAAAATCAAACAACGAAGTTGTTGATGCGGTTGTTGTTAAAGCAAACGACATTGTAAAAAATGAAGTTTCTGAAATGGCAACAAAATTAAATGAGAGATTGGACGCGATTGAAGTTGCTAACAAAAAGCAATTCAGCGCTAAAAAAAGAATGTCATTCAAAGGCGCTTTAAATGAAGCGTTTTCAAATGGTGCAATCGAAAAAATGGCAAAAGGTCATTCAAGAAGTGCAGCATTCGAAATTAAAGCCGATATGACAACCGGTGCCGATTTCACGGGCGAAGTTATTCCCGCGGATCGCGTGCCAGGATTTAAATTTGACCCAAGCCGTCCACAACATATTCGTCAATTATTGGCGCAAGGTTCAACACAATCCGATGTTGTTCGTTACGTTAAAGAAAGCGGATATTCAAACGGTGCCGATATCACGGCCGAGGGTGCGACCTTTACACAGTCGGACTTCGATATGACCGCCGTATCTGCAAACGTTCAAAAAATTGGAACGTATTTCAGAATCTCGGAAGAAATGTTGGCCGATACCGCGCAATTGACTTCATATTTGTCAAGCCGTGCGCCGGAAAAATTGTTAGACGTTGAGGACGCGAACATTTTAAGTGGCAACGATTTAGGCGGGATCATAAATTCAGCGACTGCATTTGCAGCCGGTGATTTAGCCGATTCAGTTGACAACGCAAATGAATTTGACGCAATTGTTGCGTGTTTGAATCAATTAGCATTGGCAAACTACAACGCCGATACAATTCTTTTGAACCCAACAGATTTTCACAAAATCTTATTGTTAAAAGATAGCCAAAACAACTACCTTAAAGAACAAGTTTACCAAGGTTTACAACCCGTGTTTATGGGCGTGAAAGTTGTTTTAAATAGCGCAATCGCCGCCGGTAGTTTCTTAATCGGAAACTTTGGCGTTGGAACACAACTTTGGGTTCGTGACGGAATCAACGTTGAATTCTTTAAAGAAGACGGAACAAACGTTCGTGACGGTTTTGTGACCGTTCGTGTTTCTGAAAGAATCGCGTTGACTAATTACTTACCAAACGCGTTTGTTAAAGGTACTTTTGCCGCTGCAATTGCTGATTTGGAAACACCGTAATTTTACGGCTAATCAACCAAAAACAAAGGCCTGGATTATTTCCGGGCCTTTTTTTTATGCTTTTATTTTAGGGCGCCCAACAGATAAGAAACAAAAAAAACAAAAAAAACTTTCAAAAAAAAGTGAAAATATTTTTTTAATTCCAAAATAAAATGTACTTTTGAATCATCAAACAATAACAAACTAATAAAATTAAACATTATGACAATTTCAAAAACACTATTAAAAAGAGAAATCGAAACAACCGAATTTTTAATTCAATCATATAACGAGGAATCAAAAAATTTTCCACAAATAGCAAGTCACAACGATAAGCAAGTTTTAAAAATGCAAGGGAAAATTGAAGCGTACAAATCCTTAATACTTAACTTCTAAAACAAAAAAACATTAACCGGCCGGGGAAACCCGGCCACAATTTAATACATATGAAAACAACAACCGGATTAACAATCATTCACGACGGAAAACGTGTGAATGTTTACACCAAAAAAGAAATCGAAAATTTGGAATCACAAAGCAAATTCGATAAATTTTTAAATAGAATGTTGAACCTTTTAAATATTAAGTTATGGCGTGGGGTTTAGATTATTTCCCGGACGATGAACCGGAATTCGAATGTCGTGTTTGCGGCGTCAAATTATTTGAGGACGTTTTTGTTTGTTCAGATATTTGCTTTAAAGCCGATCAACTATGAAAAAATTTCTTAACTTTATTTTAACAATGTTGTTCTGGTTTTTTGCCACACGTCAAATGTTTCTTTACAACGATATTATCGGAACAATATTTTTATTTCTTATCGGCTTTTCGTTGGCCTTAAATAGCGAAGATTAATTTTATTAGTTAGTTTGATTTCAAAAGGCGGTTATTAATTTAACCGCTTTTTTTTATAACTTTATAAAATGAATCCGAATCAATTTGGTTGTTTCGCCGAATACCTTTTCGCCGTTGAAGCGATGAAAAACAATTTATTAGTTTCGTTTCCGCTGCTTCATTCGTCCGTTTATGATTGCATTGTTGATTCGCCAAAAGGATTGTTCAAAGTGCAAATAAAAGCCATTAACGAGGCCAACAGAAAGCGCAACCGAATAAGATTGTCCGACAATAATCAAAACGAATATAAAACAACGGACGTTGATTTTTTCGCCATTTATTCCAAACAACGAAACGGTTTTTTTATCATTAAAAACGACGGCGTTTTGAAATCCTTTACATTGGGAATGAAAAAATATTCAAATAATTTTAATAACTTTGCAATACTTTAATGTTTTTCATATTGTTTTCATTCGGAAAAGCGTCACAATTTTATGTGGCGCTTTTTTTTTATCTTTACAAAAATATTTAGTTATGCAATTAAAAATCAAAACTTCAATTTTAAGAGGTGGAAAACGTTACGACGAGGGTGACAAAATCGAATTGCCGGATCACATCGCCGCCAATTGGATTTCCAGGGGTTACGCTTCGCCAATAGTTAAAAAGCAAAGCAAAGCCAAAATTGAAACAAAAGAATTGAAAATCGAACAAGTTGAAACAAAAGACGATGCGACAAATTAAAATAAACACAACAAGCGGCGTTGAATTATTGACAACGCAAAACGTCAAAGATTATGTTCGTATTGATACAACCGCCGACGATACTTTAATCGCTGCAATGATTTCACAAGCGCGGATTTGGTGCGAAAATTACATTTCGCGTGATATTATGCCAAAAGGTCGAAGCTATTATTTAGACAAAACAAACGGCGTTTTTGATTTGCCATTTGGTCCGGTTGCTACAATTACCGAAGTTTCAATTAAAGGAATTGTCACAACAAATTATGAAATTTTGGGATTGAAAAAAGAAACAATCGAATTGGATCAAGGACCGGCCGAACGTGTTAAGGTTATTTATAACACAAACGGGTTGAACAATCCATTAATCAAACAAGCGATGCTGCAATTGATTTCAACGTATTACGACAATCGCGCGGATTTTGTGACCGGATCAATTGTTTCTGAAATCCCAACAAATACAAAAAATATATTAACGTCTTATAAAGCAATGTTTATTTAATGCAAGCCGGGAAATTAGATTCTAAAATAACAATCAAACGTTTCACAAAAGTTGCGGACGGTTTCGGCGGTTACAATTCAACATTGTCGGACGTTGCAACGGTTTGGTGCCATTTAACGCAAATTAAGGGCGAAATAAAAGACAAATTCGGCAAAAGGGATCAAGACATTGACGTTGAAATTACAATGCGTAAAAACACCGCCGATTTGATTCAGTTGGGCGACGTGTTCACATTAGAGGGTGCGACGCAAAAATACCGCATCAACGACAAATTTGAATTTGATTTGGATTTATTTACAAAACTATTGGCGACAAAATCACAATAAATGGACGTAAACATAAAAATAAACGCTTCGGATTTGTCAAAACTCAACAAAAAGTTGGACAAACTTCGCGCGTTTGAATCGCAAAAGGTTTCCAATGAATTAGGAAAAACCGGCCTGGAAATCGTCAGGTTGGCAAAACGTGCCGCGCCGGTTGACAAAGGCACGTTAAAACAATCGATTAGCGCACAAAGAAGCGGTAAAACGTTGAATGTGATTGCCGCGGCACATTACGCGCCTTATGTTGAATTTGGTACCGGTGACGACGTTGATTTGGACGATATGTTGCGATTAGGTATTCCGGAAAGATACGCAAGGCAATTTAAAGGTAAAACCGGCCGAAAGGTCAATTTGCCGGCGCGTCCGTTTTTTTTCAGTTCCGCGCGCGTTGGGTTTCAAAATTTATTCAATCGCCTAAATGGTGAAATTAAAAAAGCAATAAAATAATGAAAGATCCAATTCGATTTGTACG